GGACCAGCCCCATCAGCTGGCTCGTCAAACGCTGGATTCAATCCCAAGCACTGGTGATGGTCCACGGCCCAAGCGGTGGCGGCAAGACATTCGTGGTGCTCGACTGGTGCCTGCGCATGGCCAGCGGAACCGAGGACTGGGCAGGCCACAAAGTGCGCCAAGGCAATGTGGTCTATCTGGCAGGCGAAGGCCACCACGGTCTGCGAGGCAGGGTCGCTGCATGGAAGCACCACCACAAAGCAGGCAAGCTGGCCATGTGGCTATCAAAAGATGGCTGCGACCTCAACACCCCGACCGGATACCTGAAGGTGGTCGAGCAAGTCAGGATGCTGAAAGACAGACCAAGTGTGATCGTGGTCGACACCCTGCACCGATTCCTATCAGGCGATGAAAACAGCGCACAAGATGCCAAGACCATGCTGGACGCATGCAACGCACTCATGCAGGAATTTAACTGCTCGGTGATATTGGTGCACCACACAGGCGTGTCAGACGAAGCCCAGCACCGCGCTCGAGGCTCAAGCGCATGGCGAGGTGCTCTGGACATCGAGATCAGCATCGTGCCAGGCAAAAACGATCAGCCAATGCAAATCATTCAGCGAAAGTCAAAAGATGCAGAATTGGCCGAGACCATCCACGTTGAGCTGCAACAAGTGGCCATTCCTGGCTGGCGCGACGAAGACGATCAGCAGGTCACAAGCGCTGTGATTGTTCAAACTGAAGCACCAACTGTGATCAAAAAAGACAACAAGATCGACAGCCATCGCAAGACTTTTGAGAACGCTTGGTGGTCGTCTGGTGCTGAAGAACGCAATGGTTTGCCCTACCTCAGCCGATCGGCCATGATGGAATACTTGGTGCAGAAAATGAATGTGACCGAGACTTCAGCCAAGCAATACATCAAGCCAAGCGTGCCAGGAAAACCTATTGCAGACATGCTGGTGGCCGAAATAATTGAAGCATTTGAACATGGTTGGACAGTCATTGATGAAACTCAAGCAAGCGCAATGCTGATCAGAAAGTCAGAACGATGATCAAAGTTATTCACAAGTTATCCACAGTTACTAAGTCGGTAACTGGTAACTGTAACGTAAAAAAACGTAATTGTTACATTGGGCAAAAACAGCGGTTTTCGGTAACTTTCGGTAACCCCCATCTTTAGATGGGGTTACCTGTTACCGACCGATGCAGCGACATTTGATACGGACATAGTGAAAACCCTTAGTTAAAAGTTATCCACAGGTAGATCAAGAAAATGACCAAACAAAGAGAAACCCCAAACTTCGCAACATGGCAACATGACACGCTGGCCAAGTTTGCAACAGAGGTCTACATCCGACTCCAAGATGAGCAGGCCGCGAACGAGCAACTCAGGATGGATTTAAAAGATGCCATGAAACTAGCGCGAATCGAAAACATGAAGGACAATGCAGCATGACCACAAAATCACACAAAGCAAAAGCGCCAGCCAAGCGAACTAAGCCTGGCAGTGAAGATCGAGCCGTGATTAGCCAGATGGTGCTTGATGGCATGCGAAATGGCCTGAGCGCTTTCAAAGCATGTCAAGCAGCTGGTGTTCCTCAAAGCACCTTCTCACGGTGGGTGGATGATGATGCTATCCTTGCGGAGAATTACGCGCGCGCGAGGGAAGACCTGATCGAACGCATGGCCACAGAGATCATGGAGATCAGCGATCAAGACGTTGGCGTGGCCGTTGATGGCAAGAAAGACTGGGCGGCAGTGCAAAAGCACAGGCTGCAAGTCGACACACGTAAATGGCTGTTGTCTAAGTTGGCTCCAAAGAAGTTTGGCGACAAGATCGAAGTCTCTGGCGATCCAGCCAATCCCCTGGTGCAACGCATTGAGCGCGTGGTCGTCAAGGCATGACAGTTTTACAGCTTCCAACCCCTGAATGGGCAGTGCCATTGCTGGAGCCAAGCCGATACAAAGGCGCATGGGGTGGCCGAGGCTCTGGCAAATCCCACATGTTTGCCGAGCTGATGATCGAGGCCCACATCATGGACCAGAAGCGCAGAAGCGTCTGCGTGCGTGAAATCCAGAAGTCGCTCAACCAGTCTGTCAAGCGCCTGCTCGAAACCAAGATCGAGCAAATGAACGCTGGCGCTTACTTTGAGGTGCAAGAAGCCGTGATCAAGTCGCGCAAAGGCGATGGAATGATCATTTTCCAAGGCATGCAAAACCACACAGCCGACTCGATCAAGTCGCTCGAAGGATACGACTGCGCTTGGGTGGAGGAGGCTCAAAGCCTGAGCCAGACCAGCCTCGACCTGCTGAGGCCAACCATTCGCAAGCCCGAGTCCGAGCTGTGGTTTACATGGAATCCGCGCCAACAGAACGACCCTGTCGACTTCCTACTGCGCGGTCCAACGCCACCAAAAGACTCGCAAGTCCTGAAGGTCAACTTCACCGACAACCCTTGGTTTCCACAAGTCCTGCGCGATGAGATGGAGTACGACAAGAGGCGCGACCCAGACAAATATCAGCATGTCTGGATGGGAAGCTACCTTACAAACAGCAACACAAGGGTGTTCAAGAACTGGCGCGTCGAGGACTTCGAAGCACCACCAGACGCAATCCACAGGCTTGGTGCAGACTGGGGCTTTGCTGTCGACCCGACCACGCTGGTGCGCTGCCACATCATTGGCCGCACACTCTACATCGACTACGAGGCCTACATGGTCGGATGCGAGATCGTGAACACGCCTGAGCTGTTCATGCAGGTGCCCGAGGCCGAGAAGTGGCCAATCGTGGCCGACTCAGCCAGGCCAGAGACGATTAGCCACATGAAAAAGAATGGCTTTCCAAAGATCATGACAGCGGTCAAAGGTCCAAAGTCTGTCGAGGAAGGCATCGAGTTCCTGAAGAACTACGACATCGTCGTGCATCCTCGGTGCATCCATACCATTGACGAGCTGACGCTGTACAGTTACAAGCAAGACCCACTGACCGGAAAAATCTTGCCGGTGCTCGAAGACAAGAAAAACCACGTGATCGATGCCCTGCGTTACGCCTGCGAAGGTGTGAGACGATCGGCCATCACGAAGCCTGCAACATTCACTCCATTGCCAAATGTAAAGAAATGGTGAGAAAATCACACAAAATGAGGATATAACATGGCCCGACTCTCAAACGATCAACGCCTTGCGAACCTGCACGATGAAGCCCTCGCGCAATTCGATGATGTGCAAAGCGCACTGCGCGATGAGCGCTTGCAATGCCTGCAAGACAGACGCTTCTACTCCCTAGCAGGCAGCCAGTGGGAAGGCCCACTCTGGGACCAATACGAGAACAAACCCAAGTTCGAGGTCAACAAGATCATGCTGGCCGTGATCCGAGTGGTCAACGAATATCGCAATAACCGCATCACGGTCGACTTTGTCTCCAAAGATGGTGCTGAGAACGACAAGCTGGCCGAGGTCTGCGATGGCCTCTACCGAGCAGACGAGCAAGCATCGGTGGCCGATGAAGCCTACGACAACGCATTCGAGGAAGCGGTCGGTGGCGGCATTGGTGCATGGCGCTTGCGCACCGTCTACGAAAACGAGGAAGACCCAGAGGACGACCGCCAGCGCATCCGCATCGAGCCAATCTTTGACGCAGACAGCTCGGTGTTCTTTGACCTTGGTGCCAAACGCCAAGACAAGTCCGATGCCAAGTTCTGCTTTGTCGTCACATCGATGACGCGCCAGGCATACAAAGACACATGGGGCGATGACCCAACCGACTGGCCAAAGATCATCCATCAGTACGAATTTGACTGGTGCACACCGGATGTGGTCTATGTGGCCGAGTATTACAAGGTCGAGGAAAAGACCGAGACCATCCGCATCTTCCAAAACATCACAGGCGAGGAAGAACGCTACACCCAAGCCGACTTTGCCAAAGACGAAATGCTTGAGGAAACTCTGGCAGCCATCGGCACAGTCGAGGTGCGCCAGCGCAGGATCAAGACCAAGCGCGTGCACAAGTACATCATGTCGGGCGGCAAGGTGCTTGAAGACGCAGGCTACATCGCAGGCAAGTGCATCCCGATCGTGGTCGTCTACGGCAAACGCTGGTTTGTCGACAACGTCGAGCGATGCATGGGCCATGTGCGTCTGGCCAAGGATGCCCAGCGCCTCAAGAACATGCAGCTGTCCAAACTGGGTGAGATCAGCGCATTGTCGTCGGTCGAGAAGCCAATCCTTACACCTGAGCAAGTCGCTGGCCACCAAGTCATGTGGGCCGAGGACAACCTCAAGGACTATCCGTACCTGCTGATCAACCCGATCACAGACCAGAACGGCAACCAGGCTGTCAGCGGTCCTGTGGCCTACACCAGATCGGCAGCCATCCCACCGGCAATGGCCGCGCTCTTGCAGATCACCGAAACCGACATGCAGGACATTCTTGGCAACCCAGCTGGCGCAGAAAAGATGGTCAGTAACATCTCAGGCAAAGCCGTCGAGATGATTCAAGCCCGAGTCGATGGCCAAGCCTTCATCTACATGAGCAACTTTGCCAAGGGCATGAAGCGATGCGGTGAAATTTGGCTCTCGATGGCTAAAGACATCTACACCGAAGACAAGCGCAAGATGAAGACCGTTGCGCCAACTGGCGAGGCTGGCATGGTCGAGCTGATGCAGCCAACCATCGATCAGGAAACTGGCGAAGTGGTCATGGCCAACGATCTGACAAGCGCCACATTCGATGTGATCGCAGACGTTGGACCATCGAGCAGCACAAAGCGCCAGGCAACTGTTCGCGCCCTGACCGGCATGCTCCAAATCACCCAAGACCCAGAGACAGCCCAAGTGATCACGGCAATGGCCATGATGAACATGGAAGGCGAAGGCATCAGCGATGCCAATGCTTACTTCCGCAAGAAGCTACTGCGCATGGGCGTGGTCAAGCCAACCGACAATGAAGCCGAAGAACTCATGGCCGAAATGCAAGGCAAACCGCAAGACCCGAATGCCATGTACCTGCAAGCCGCAGCTGAGAATGAAACTGCCAAGGCAGCCAAAGCCAGAGCCGACACCGTCGAAACCGTGGCCAGCGCAGAACTCAAACGCGCTCAAACGCTAGAGACTTTGGGCAAGGTCGATGAGACAGCGCAGAATATGGCGCTCACAAATGCAGAGGCAGTGCAACAAATTTTGCAAGGCCAGATCGTTCAACCAGTTGTAAGATGAACGAAAAAGCGCGAGAATGTGATAAACGGCATCCACCCAGCCGTTCTAATGGGTGAGTTTGATGGGGTCAGAAGATGAACACAAAGGCAGTATCAGGAGAAGAAAACCAAGACGATGACACCATCGTCATTGAGGACGAAGGCCAAAGCACTGAGCAAACCACCGATGAGCACAAATCCATCGATGACCAGGGCGAAGACCAGACAACCAAAGATGGCGAAGGCGACAGCGATGAGGTGATCGTATCCATTGGTGAGGAAGCGCCACCTCCCGAAGAACAGACTCACGCGCCTGAATGGGTACGCGAGCTGCGTAAGACGAACAGAGAATTGCAACGGCAAAACCGTGAACTGCAAGGCAAGCTGCAAAGCACCGCACAGACTGAGACCAAGCCGGTCGTGCTAGGCAAGAAGCCAAGTCTTGAAGACCACGACTATGACGCTGACAAATTCGAGGCAGCACTGGCCACTTGGTTTGAGCGCAAGCGACAAGCCGATGAAGCCCAAGCCAAGCAAGAAGCTGAAGTTATGAATCAGCAAAAAGCATGGCAAGCCAAACTGGATGGCTACGGCAAGGCGAAAGCCGAGCTGAGAGTCAAAGATTTTGAAGACGCTGAGGCCGTGGCCCAAGAGTTGTTCAACATCACCCAGCAAGGCGTAGTGCTCCAAGGTGCAGATAATCCTGCGCTCGTCATCTACGCGCTCGGAAAGAACCCGAAGAAGGCCAAAGAGCTGTCCGACATTAAAGACCCTGTAAAGTTTGCCTTCGCGGTAGCAAAACTGGAGAAAGAATTGAAAGTTACAAACCGTAAGGCAGCCCCGCCACCCGAGAGAATCGTGTCAGGAACTGGCCGAGTATCTGGGGCGGTGGACTCAACCCTCGA